TCAGCCACGCGGGCAATTTACCACCATTGCGTCCCGCGCGGCACTGGCAACTTGAAGGGATTAATGCCATGAGCCGTATCGCTCTGAATTGCGTTGATCGAGCACAAAGGGAAGTCCTTACGCTCGAACTGGCGCTGTACCACGCAGCCCGTGACTACACGGGCGGAGCCGCAGCCATTGCCGCCACCACCGGCAGGAACCCGTCCACGCTGCAGCACAAGCTTTCACCCACGCACCCGAGCCACATCGTGAACGTTCAGGAGTTTGCGGAGATCCTGGAGCTGACCAAAGACCGGCGCATCCTTGATGCCGTGCATGCTTTGGTGGGTGACACGATCTGGCAGGAACTCGCTGAGGCGTATACCCGTGACATGCCTGAGACGCTGACGGTCGGGATTGCCGCGTATTTTCGGCAGGTTGCGGATCTGGCGGATACCTGGGCGAAGAGCATCGGGGATGGGCAGGTGAATGACCCCGAGCTGGCCGAGATTCGCCTGCAGGTCTTTCGGGGGATTCAGGGGCTGCTGGGGATGTTGAATCGCGCCTCTTACGTCAATCAGACCACGCGGGGAGACGACCGTGGATAACGCTGATTTCGTGACCGAATTGAATTTGCGATCGATGGAAATCGCTTTGACAAACCGGCGAGCGGCAGAGACGCAGGCCGCATCAATGTACTGCATATCATGTTCCCAGTTGATTCCATGGCAGCGACGCTTTGCGGTCGCTAACTGCGTACGTTGCATGGCGTGTCAGATCAAATTGGAAGTACCTGGAGGCGCCAATGTTGGATGAAGTACTGGCCCAGTTTGGCGATTACGGGCTTGAGCCAAAACTTCCTCTGGTGTTCGGCAAGCTGACTCGCTGTAAGACCACGCAGGACAAGGGCAAGGAAAAGAACGGCTGGTACGTGGTGCATGAGCATCACACGGAAAAAAACGAGACGCTGATCTTCGGCAGTTTCGGCGACTGGCGCACCGGTGACACGCAAAAGGTCAAGGTGAAGGCCGGTCGCATGAGTGCCGAGGAGCGCGAAGTGATGCGCGCTCGGCAGGAGGACGCCAAGCGCCGTGCAGCCGAGACGGCTGCCAATGCAGCGCGGCGTGCTGCAAATCGTGCGGGCAGCTTGTTCCGGCGCATGCCTGAGCGAGGGAAGAGCGCCTATCTGGATCGTAAGCAGATCGTCGGGTTTCGCGTGCGGTATGCGCCTCGGTCGGGCGCGTTTCTTGTTCCGATGAGCGATGCAAGTGATCGTATTGTCGGCCTGCAGGTGATCTACCCGACCAAACAAGAAGACACCGGACGCGACAAATCCTATTGGCCTTACGGCATGTCGAAGGAGGGCGCGTTCCACCTGATCGGTCCGGATCCCGACCCTGGCGAACCTCTGCTGATTTGTGAGGGGTATGCCACCGGCGCGAGCCTGCATATGGCGACGTCTTTCGCCGTGGCTATCGCTTTTGATGCGGGCAATCTGCTGCCGGTCGCCAAGTTGATGCGGCACCGCTTTCCCGGTCGGCCGATCATTATTTGCAGGGATGACGACTGGAAGACCAAGCGTCCCAATGGCGATGCGTGGAATCCGGGTGAAGAGAAGGCCACGAATGCCGCCCTGGTCGTGGGTGGGCAGGTCGTGGGGCCTGTGTTTTCCGGCGAGCGTCACGACAAATGGACCGATTTCAACGATCTGCACTGCGCGGAGGGGCTTGAGGCGGTGCGTCGTCAGGTCCTGTCGGTGGTCAAGCCGCCTGCAGCGGGTGGCTGGAAGGATCAGCTGGCCCGCACGGAAAGCGGCGCATTGATTGCCCACATGCAGAACGTTGAATTGATCCTGGGCAATGACGAGCGCTGGGCAGGCGTCATCAACTTCAGCGCTTTCAGTTCGAAGATCGTCAAGCTCAGAGCCGCGCCCTACGGCGGTGGCACGGGCGACTGGGCCGACATCGATGATATGCGCGTGATGAAGTGGCTGGCTCAGACCTACAACCTGCGGGTGAAGGCATCCAGCGTGATCGAGGCGGTAAGCATCGTTGCGCACGACCATACCTTTCACCCAGTTCGCGAGTACCTGCGCAGACTGGAGTGGGATCAGGTGCCCCGGCTGGGCAGTTGGCTTACGGACGTGCTCGGTGTTGTCCCCACGCCGTATTCGTCGAAAGTCGGAAAGCGCTGGATGATCTCAGCCGTTGCGCGGGTGATGCAGCCGGGCTGCAAGGCTGACTCGGTATTGATCCTGGAAGGCGCTCAGGGCGCCGGTAAGTCCACGGCCATGAGCATTCTCGGCGGTGACTGGTTCATGGATACGCCATTCGCGTTGGGCGACAAGGACGGTTTCCAGGCGATCCGGGGCAAGTGGATCGTCGAGCTGGGGGAACTGGACAGCTTCAACAAGGCGGAAAGCACGAAGGCGAAGCAGTTCTTCTCGGCCTCAACGGATACTTACCGCGAGAGCTACGGCCGACGAACTAACGACGTGCCACGCCAGTGTGTTTTCGTGGGTACGACCAATCAGGAGGAGTACCTAAAAGACGCGACCGGCAACCGCCGTTATTGGCCGGTGGCGTGTACGCGCGTTGAACTGGAGCTGCTGCGTGAAATCCGCGATCAGCTTTGGGCTGAGGCGATGTTCTGCTACGCGGCCGGCGAGCTTTGGTGGGTGAATCGTGAGGAGTCGTCGATGTTCACGGAAGCCCAGGACGAACGCTTCGTGGTGGACGAGTGGGAAGGACCTATTTTGACCTGGCTGGAGGAGTCGCAGATCGGGGCTACAGCGTCTGGCGGTGACCTGCTGGGCATGGCACTGAAAATCGACCCGAGCCATTGGGGCAAGCCTGAGCAGATGCGTGTCGGCGCGATCATGCATCGGTTCGGCTGGAAGCGTACGCGGTTGTCCACGCCTTCAAAGAGCGGCCAGCGGCCGTGGGTCTACAAGAAGCCAGATGGCTGGGGCGCCGGGAATATGCCGGTAGCGGAGCAGCAGGAGGAGCCATGCTTTGATTAAGCACATGGACGAGATGCTGAAGCTTTGGGCTGAGGATCTGCATTCACCCCAGCCCGTTGGCGGCACAGCAGGCGGCAACATGATTGCGATGTTAATGGAATCCAAAGGCGAGCTCATCCGTGGCACGCGAGGAAGCAGGGTGCTGCTGGATGAGTCGGTGGACATTGAGCTGATCGTGAATAAGCACCTGGCGCCCGAACTGGCCGTGGTGGTGCGGGAGCACTATTGCAATCGGGACAGCTTTCTTTCGCAGAAGTACAGGCACTGCGGTTGTAGCCGCGATACGTACTATCAGCGGCTGCATCAGGCCCATGAATGCATTGGTTCTCTGCTGATGGGGCACGCTGCTTGAGCGACCTTGCTTTGTTGACGGCCTTCGCTGGCCGTATTACCTCGTCCCACTGCGAGAGCGCGAGTGGGACGGGGTTCGCCCCCGTGTTTGTTGCTCTGTCCCACCGTCCCACTCGTTTGATGTCTCCCACACGTAGCGTGGCGGGCATCAGCGCGCGCTGTCCGCGCGCCAGCGTGTTTTTAATAACTCCTCTTTACACGAGGAAAGGAGAAGTCAGGTAGGACAGTGGGACAAGGCTTTGTTTTTCGGGGGTGTCGGGCGTCCCACTTGTCTTGAAGCTGGTGGGACAGTGGGACGGAGGCAAAAAAGCGAGTAGCCGTTAGGGTGTATTCGTCGATATAACCGGGGCGTTCATGCTGTGTTCACTACATATTCGCCGGTGGCGTTAAAACGGGGTTGCTGCCACCGGAATCCACCTGTAAAAAGTAGTCATCTTCGATAGGTGCGAGCGCAGAAGGCGCTCAAGAGAACCGGCCCAATGGGCCGGTTTTTTTATGTCTGCTGATTGGCGCTCAGGACCTCACGCAGGTAGCGCTTGAGGAACAGGGCAGTACCACCGAGAACGCATAGCCCCAAAGCCGAAAGGTTGAGCGCGGCATAGCGAACCCAAGGTTCCATTTGTTCGTTCATGTTGAGCAGGTAGATGCTGTGTAGATGACTGCCCGCCAAAACTGCCAGTCCGGACCAGGTGAAGAACATCTTCATAGCCACCAAGCGTTCGCCAGTAACCGTGAAGTAGGTGAATACGCCCACTACGACGGTTAGGAAGAGCTGGGCTGCTTCGGTTTTGGTCATGGTTCTCTCCGAAAGAATTGGGTAGAGCCTTAGGTTAGGAGCTTCGCTCAATGGCAACAAATCATTAATCGACTCACGTGTTAGCCCCTGAGTTAACTAATTATCGAATGAGCAAATAGGTTAAAGACGAGATGACTGACGAACAACACGCCCTGGCAGACATGCCGATCTTGATGGTGATCGTGCTGTCCCTTGTCGGCGGAATCTCCGGTGAGATGTGGCGGGCCGACAAGGCTGGCATGCAGGGCTGGTCTTTGCTGCGGCGCTTGGCGCTGCGGTCTGGCGCGTGTGTTGTCTGCGGGGTATCGACCACGATGCTGTTGTATGCGGCGGGGGTGTCGATCCTGACGGCCAGCGCGGCGGGCTGCCTCACTGCGATGGCGGGGGCCGACGTTGCCATCGGCCTGTACGAGCGCTGGGTCGCGAAGCGGCTGGGTGTGGACGAGAGTTCGCCGGCGTCCGGCCAGAATCGGTCGTGATGTCAGGCGAAATGCAGGTTTTCAGGCCGAAAATGGCCGGGGACCCTGCGACGTCCCCGAGGGTACGGGACGGGAAACCCGCGGGACTTTGTTAGCGGGAGGTTCACCAGCTTAGTGAACCGAGTGAACGGGTGAACACCCCGTATTTATTGGGTGAACTGGACTTTCCACATGACCGTTATCAGCAAAACGGAATTTGCGGCACGGCGCGGATGGGCGAAGTCGTACGTTTCCAAACTCGCGAAACAGGATCGTCTGATCCTGACCGAGGATGGAAAGGTCGAACTCGAAGCCACCGAGCTGCTCCTCGCATCGTCAGCCGATCCGAGCAAAGCAGCCGTCACCGCACGGCATGACCAAACTCGCGTTGAGCGAAACGTACACGCAGAGCTCGCCATCGCCGCCGAACCACCTGCGGTGCAGGCGACCAGCAAGGCGCCGGATTTCCAGA